CATCGGTGCTAGTTGATGTTGTTGTGATATTAAAATCACCGCCAGTTAAGTTGACTGCGCCCGAAACATCAAGGCTTTCAAATAGTGGGTCGGCGTATGCTACGCCAATTGATTTTCCGTTTGACATGATTAATTCCTTAGGTTAACAATTCCAGTTTTTAAGAGATGCTGCTTTTCGGGTGGGCCTACCCTTTTCATCTTTCATCGGCCCAGGCATTCCGCTCATTCTTGCGCAAAAACTTTTTTTACGGCCTTCGTCAGCTTTTGTTTTAGGGTTTGGAGCAGGTGCTTTAAGGTTTGCATTATTTTTTGCATTGTATGCCGCCCTTCCTTTAGCGGTCATGCCCGCACCAGCTTCGGTGGGTTTGTAGTTCTTACCCTTACCAGTAGTGGTGCGCGCAATAGGTTTATTAGTGGTTTTTGGCATTATTGTCCTCGATGAAACAGACATCTTTCCAAGACATCACGATTAATTCTTCGCCATTATCCTCAAATCGAGGGTAAGACAGGTAATCTTCCATGCCGCCAAATCGTATCCGCTGCCCAATTTCAATTGGATTAGGAATCAGTCGGCCCTTTTTATCAATCTCGCCAGGACCCACGGCCAGCACTTCGCCAATATTAGGTAGTTCTTCCATGATGACATCAATCACCTCGCTCTTAACCCGTTCAATGGGTCTTACAACGATTCGATCACGCAGCGGTCTTAGCATTTTTTCTTACCTTTTTAGGTGCTGGAGTGGCTGCCAATTCCGTGAATATTGGCTGCGGAGGCACCACGACTTGGTGTTCACCGCACCACATCCCAGCCTGTTTGGTGACAGTTTCAGGGTAGCGCCGGCAATGTCCAAACTGCGTACCTTGAAAAAATATACAATTCCCACAGTTCACTTTTGGTACATTTCGCCAGAATTGTTTGTGCCCATCTTGGTATCACGGCCTTTCATGGCCATTTTCTCGCCCATTGGCTTGTTTTTGCCCTCTTGCATCACGGCGTTTTTGGTCTTTTCTTTACGACCAGGATTATCGTTGCAGTCTTTTGGGCAGTTAAATGTGTTCATTTTGTGTTCCTTTAGGATAGTTGTTGCAGTTTGTAAAGCAAAGAGTTAATTAAATCGGTAATTTCGTCAATAGTATTCTGTAATTCGGGGTCTTTTGGCAAGTGTTTTCTGTTTTGATCAACATATTTTTGTAATGCTTTGAAGTACCGCACAGGGTCTTTATCAATCTCGAATTCTTCCTCGAATTCGTCTAATGGACCATACCGACCCATATACGACTCAACCAGCTGGTCTACAAGGTCTGGGACGGCGTTATAGTATTTCGCCAAGGCCTTATGCTGCGCATAGCTTTTGGTCTGCCAATGCTGCAAATGCGCACAAGTCGCAGAATTAAGTAATGCCAGCGAGAATGCTTCGATGTCTTTCATAATTCCTTCAAACAGTACATATTAATGACCTTCGGCCCTGTCATTTTATCTGCTTTTGCGCCTTTTGTAGCAACAATTTTATTCTGTTGATGCACTAATTTCCATAATACCGCTTTAATAGAATGGGGTTTAGCCAACAGTTCTTTTGCAATCTCAGCTTGCGTAATGTTGGGTTTTTGCCCCAACAATTCCAAAATATCTTGCGCAAGCCGTGGTCGGCGTTTTAACTTTTTCATAATAAACAGTTCCCTATAAAACTTTTACTTTTACCATACCGCCCCGCTGCTGGCTAACTTTGTATGTGCAATTAATTCGTTTGTCGTTAATATTCCAAGCATCGGCCAGACCGTCTTGGCCAGCTTTAAACGAGGCAATCATGTTGTCTTGGTCTCGTGGCCGGTTGTCCGGTGGATAAAACTCTATCTCTAAGTAAATCGGAGCGTCCTCCACAATGTGTTGAATAAATGGGATAGGTTGTTGCAGCGCCAGAATGCGGACCGCAAACCGGTACTTTTTCTTAGCCGATGCTACCGGCCCCCAATGCCCGCGGTAATTGGGGCTCAGTTCTTTAGGTGGCCAAGGCAGGGTTAGTCTATCGGAGGAGTTTTTGGATTGTGTCATTGAGTACCGATAGTTCAGTTTGTTTGGTTGCGTTCCATATGGATTTGCGACCATGAATGCCGTTATGGCTACCTTGGTGGCAATCCTTGCAGAGCGGAATACAGAGGTATTGCAGGCCTTGTTCTATGTGGTGGGCATCTGAGGGTTCAGACACGCCACAAACGCCACAGGGTAGCGATTTAACGCGTGTAAGGTGGTTTCTTTGGTTTGCGGTCAGTTTATTGTTCATTATTAACTTTGTTGATCCGCTCACCAATCCACCGCATTACTGGTACTGCCATAGAATTGCCCATAGCCTTGTATCGTGGGCCATCTGGGCAGTTTTCTTTAATGTTTGTATAGTTATCAGGAAAACCCTGTAATCTCTCGCACTCAACAGGCGTCAGTCTGCGGACAGCCATAGATTGACCATAAATATTAGGCACATGGTGATAATCAGACCCAGTATCTAATGTTTTAGAAACATTTCCAGTAACTGAATTATTAAAAGCGTCAAATCCTATAGCTATTGCTGGTGTTTTGCTTTTGTCTAGTGTTGGGGTAATTGCATCTACAGACATACTTTGGCTTTGGCTATTTTGCCAACCAAAGGCAACTGCATGGGCGGGATAGCCACCATTACCCCCAGACCTTAGTGTTGGGCTAATATTATGCCCAGCATCTCTTGCTGCATCGCATTGCGTAAAACCAATAGATTGCACTAAATGTCCTTCTTTGCCTCCAGCATTGCAATTTAATGTAGCAGCAACTTGAATTGGTTTAATTCTGCTATCTTGGTTATGCCATTCATAAGCAATATTTTGCACAAAAGGTATATTGCCACCGCCAGAACCCCATGTACTGGTTACTGTTTGGCATACCTCGCCCATTTCTTTTACTCTGCTATCGGATGGGTGGTTTTCGTAAACTGCAAAAATATGTCCACTATTGATTGATTGATGACTTAGTTTTTTGCCTCCACATTCTGTATCCAATGCCCCAACAATACTATTTTCAATAGAATTGTTTTTGCAAACAATAGGGTCAAGTATTAAACCGCGCCCATCTTTTAAATCTTGATTTCCAATTCCTTTGTAATCCCTTGCCATTAGGGTTCCGATTGTTGAATTGCCATCTGGAGAGCGACTTTCAATGCGGGCGGTAACTCTTTCGCCCTTTTTTCTGCCCTTCGGAGTATCCCTTCGCAAGCTCTCGGACTCAAATAAAACTTTTGCGGCAGACTCCCAGCTTCCAAGACATCCGACAACAAAGACTCTACGCCGTCTTTGGGGGACTCCAAAGTATTGAGCGTCAAGCACCCGATATGCGAACCCATACCCGCATTGGGCCACCGCCCCAAGAAAGGAACCAAAGTCCCGTCCACCTCCTGAACTGAGGACACCTGGCACATTTTCCCAAACGAACCACTTGGGTCTAAAGTGGTCAAGAATTCCAACATAGGTAAGGGCAAGGTTTCCCCTTGGGTCCTCAAGTCCTTTCCTAAGTCCTGCAACAGAGAATGATTGGCAGGGAGTTCCTCCAACCAAAAGTCCAATTGTTCCGTCAATTTGCCACTCCTTATATTTAGACATATCACCAAAATTGGTAACGCTTGGGTAACGATGGGCTAAGACTTGGCTTGGAAATTTCTCTATTTCGCTAAAACCTACGGGATTCCAACCCATGTGATGCCACGCAACTGTTGCGGCCTCAACTCCACTACATACGCTTAAATAGTTCATGCGGCCTTAACCGATCCGCGCAATACCGCAGCTTTAAATAAATAAGGTTGATCAAACTGGCTTTCCAAAATGCCCAACTCTTTGCCTTTAGCCACGATGCCAGGCCATGTTTCATGCCATTCTTTACCATCAACCACGCCAGGCAGGGTAACTTTTAACTCGTCAGACCAGCGCTCTTGGCGCAACCACGAGGCGGGGTAGCATACGAACTGGCCATCATTCTTGCGCCATTGGTCTGAGCGCATCTGCTGCCGAATAGCGTCTAACAGTTCCTGCAGCGGCGGGCGGATGCCCTCAGTCTGCTTCCACGCCTTGCGCGCATCTCCCTTGGCCACACGGCGTGGATAGGTTTTCCAAAATTCTTCAAAGTCTGTCATTTATCCCTCAACCAAATAGCTAAAGCAGCCAAAATAGCAATAACCAAAATAAACCAAGAAAAGTCCATTAATGATGGGGTTTGCGCAGAATAGGCAATCATTCGTCCGCCCTGTCTCGGATGGCCTTTGCGATATCCTCTTGTTCCATGCCCTCAAACCAAGACATCTCAGCGACCTTGGCGCATTGTTCGCGCTCGTAATCAGCTGCGCGTTTAATGGATTGAACTAGTTGGTCTCTAGCAATCCCTCTAAATTCCTCAAGTAAATTGTTTGCAAAGCATTCCAGTTGTGATTCGGTGGCCGACCAATTTTTTTTGGTTCTTACCATTCCGCATTTAAGGGCAACTTCTTCTAGGTCATCTAAGGTCATATTGTTCTCCTTTTGCAGAGAATAAATGAATAATAAATAGTTTGCAAGGCAGTTTTTAGTTTCTATTTGTTTTTGCCATAGATTACCCAAGGGTGATAGCCATGATCACTTTAGCACCAGCTTAGATAAGTAAAACAATCCAGCCTATGCGCCCCATAAGGCAACGATTTATCCTAGCCTAAGTTGTCTATCACCCATGTCTTAGGCTAGTTCCGCAGTCCCTCGTCGACAGGCTGCTCCGGTAATCTGGTGGTGAGCCGATACCGTATCTACTGTTCCGCGCTGCCGATTTAGGCCCATTACTATCGTGCGGAGTACGGTCAGCAGGCAATAAAAAACCCCAAATCCTTGGGTGGTGCGGCCTGGCGGGGCATCCTTGGAATAAGTCCTCTTTACGGCGAATGACCGATTCCAAGCATTTTTCGCACCACCGAAAAATTCGGGGTTTAACGCCTATAAAGAGATTCCAACGGTTGCCACACCGCTGACACCCATATATTACCACGGCTAGGCAAGTAGGCATACGCCTATTTTTGGTAGGCAAGCGCCTATTTTTCTAGTGGTTTACCCTAGTTTTATAGGTATTTTCCCTAATTT